CATGTACCACTTTGCCGAATTTTTCGTGACTGTCGATAGACATTTGCCGGTTGACGGATAGGTCAGCTGATTGCTGTTGACGTAGGTCGTGGCAAGGTTGGTGGGAATTGTCACATCTCCGAATGAGCCAGAGAGCTGGTTAACGGCTAGATTCAGATAGGTCGATCCGGTCGGCAAGGTCACATCGCTAAGAAGACCGGCGAGCTGATTGGTGGCTAGAATCAGATAGGTCAATCCGGTCGGCAAGGTCACATCGCTAAGAAGACCGGCGAGCTGATTACTGCTCAGATTCAGATAGGTCAATCCGGTCAACCTGCTTGACACTGGATTGAGCACTTGAGCCAGATTCCCAATCAGTTTTTTTGTGTTCCAGTTCAGCGTGGTGACGGCCGACCACTGGCGCGACCGTAAGTTATAGGCACCAACGACGAAGTTGCCGAGTGCCGGAGCTTTGCCGATGAACGAACCTCCCGGCCCCCGCCACACAAAGTCGTCATCAGTTGCAGCAGCGGCAGTGATGACAAGACCGGCAGCGGGCGAGGCGGACAACGCGAAACGCATCACCAGTGGGCGCTGATTGTACAGCACGGCTCAGCCCTCTAGCGTCAGGGTCACGACACCCGTCGTGGCCACAAGTCGAATGGCGGCAACCTTGTCATTGGCCGTTTCGATTACCACTCGACGGTAGGAGTAGGCCCACAGCGGGTCGTCGGTGGTGACTGCCGTTGGGGATGAGGCCACACGGATGGCAACATCCACGTTGCTCGTGACAACGTAGCTACCAACGGGCAACGCTGCACTCTGCGTGCTGTTGGCGTCGGCGATGGCGATCTGGACCGGCACGTTCGCCTTGGCGTTGATTCTGCCGGCGATGTCCGCTTCGAGTGTCGCACGGACGGCCGCGATGTCTGCGACCATCGTTGGATCAATTGACCGAGCCGATGGTGTGCCCTGTGGGTATCCAGTCTGAGGCATCGTGTTCTCCTGCTAGGCGATGTGATTTGCCCTCGTGATGTCGTGCTGCACGTTAGTACCGGCGGCAGAGCCCACCCATTCCGGGTCCGTTTTCGCCGTGCCGTTGAATGGTAAGGTGCTCCCGGCGTCGATCATGTAGTTTCCGTGGATTACTGACGTGTTCGGCGCACCAGCCACACTGATTCCGTACTTATGCTTGTTCACGCCAGCGCCTTTGTGGATTACGTTTCCACGAATACTGCATCCCGAAACATCGGCGGTGATATTGATGCCGCTCGACGTGTTATCCGCACCCTGACTGTTTCCTTCGATGATGTTCATGTCGATGACGCAGGAGTAACAGTCGACGGTACTCATATCGATACCATGCAACCCGTTCCCGAAAATCTTGCAGCCGGAAATGATGATCCATGCGCCAGCGAGTTCGATTCCGTCTCCGTCGTTGTCGCGGATGTCGCATCCGACGATGCTCCAGCGCTCTCCACTGACCAAGATCCCGGCGTCGCCGTTGTCCCTTACGACGCATGAACTGACGACACCGCCATATCCGGTCAGGAACGCACCGTACACCACGTTAGTCTGCAGGTTGCATGCATCTATGATCACGCTGTGCGATGCGCCAGAGACGATGACGCCGATCCCGCCGTTGTTCTTGATGGTGCACCGAGACAGGGTGACCTGCGTCGAGTCATCGATGTTGACGCCCGCCCCGTTGCCGCCGGTGTACAGGCCGGAGTCATAGGCGATCTGGAAAACCTGGACGTCGTGGATCGTCACCTCGGAGCAGGTGTCGATCAGGATGCCCGTGTGGTTCTGGGCGACGGAGCCGCCGGTCCCGTCGATGCTCAGCTCGGCGACCGAGATCTCGGTCTTGTTGATCGCTGACAGGATTGCGAAGTCCGTCGATGCGGCAGCGTCGACCTTGATCACGGTCGCGCCGATCCCCGCGCCTCGGATGTGCACCGAGATGCCGATGGTGAGACCGCCGTTCACGGTGAACGTGCCCTCGCTCAGCAGCAGCAGTCCCCCGCCGGCCGCGGCGATCGCACTGAGCGCCTCCTGAAGCTGGGCCTCGTCGCTGACCCCATCGCACACCGCGTCGGCGTGGGCCCGAGACTCGTCCGTGGCGTCGGAGGCGGCAACGAAGTAGGTCGCCGGGCGAACACAGGCCAGGTCGAGGTACTCGATCCACTTGTAGTACTGCCATTTTTGCCAGTTGTCGTAGTTCCTCGGCGGCTTTTCCTGATAGCTCCAGCCGTTCGACTTCCAGCCGGCCGGCGGCTCAACCTTGTTGTTCTGGCCGGACGTCGGGTCAACAACGTCGCTCGATGCCCACTCTGGAAGTCCGTCGGTTGGTCTCACGCCTGCCATGGTCTCTCCAGTCTACTCCTGAACGAACAGCTCTGTGAAGTCTCCGCCGATATCCTCATTCCCCGCGCCGCTTTCGCCCCATCCGTGGCCGAACGGTAGCTCGTCGCCGTGCAGCGCGCCAGCCGCATCGCTGTCCTTCCCGAACACGAACGGGTCAAAGGTCTCGCTGCCCGTGATGACCGTTCGCACCCCGGCAAGCGCCGCCTCTGCGGCCCGGGCAAGCCATGCAAACTTGCTGATGTGGTGGCAGTAGAACGAATGCGCTGCCGGAGGATGCTCGATTTGATGGACCAGGGTTGCCCCACTTGCCCGCAGTACGATGGCGATCATGCGCTCCGGATCGCCGAGCGACGTGTCGATCAAGACCTGCAGGTAGAGCAGGTCCCTGTATTCGTCGTCATCACTGGAGGGGCGCGGGACGTCCAGAACCACCCCGAGGTCGTCGAGCTGCTGCCCGCTCGCCGATGCCAGCCACCGGAGGGTGAGCATGTCCCACAGCACATCCTCCAGCTCCTGCATGCCCCATGTCGTCGGGTCCGAGGGGCCCACACTCGCCGCCACCAGGGCGCGCAGTAGGGCGCTCTCCTCGAACTGACCCGGGAGCAGGGCGAGGACCTCCGACGCGTGGTCATCCTGGTACGATGCAGCCACGGTTATGCCTCCACGACGGTGATCCGGCCAGAGTCGAACGTCGCCCGAGCGGTGAACGCAACCGCCAGCGGAGTCGACTGGTACGCCCCAGGAGCACCGAACCCGTCGTCAACCGCGATCTCGATGACCAGCACCCCGATACCGGCCACAGCGGAGAACACCGGCCCTTTGAACCGGTCGGGCAGCACGTCGCTACCAACCGACAGCGCGGTACCGGTAGCCAGGCAGCTCGTCGCGATCGTGGCCTCGCCGTTGTCCGGGAACGTCTCCTCGGCGTACTTGGTATACGTTGCCCTGACCCACATCAGGACCGGCGTCGGCCGGCTGAACAAGATCGTGTGGGAGAACTCCTGCGAGTCGTTGACCGCGACGCTCTCTGCCCCGTTCAGGGCGATCCCCGAGCCCTTGCGCGCCCACAGTGCGGCTGCGATGTTGGCGTCCGCGCCGCCCTCGACCACGGCATGGATGGAGTGCGGGGCGAGCCCGTTCGCATCGACAGCGTCCGTCGTGTTCTCGATCACAACGCAGGCGATCACAGCGTCGATGGATACGATGGACGCGTAAATCGCATCCAATGTACCAGCGCCTGGGCTTGCAAGCGACGCGGTCCGACGGTCCCTGAGTGCAGCGTCGGTCTCCTCCGGGTTGCCCAGAACCGCATCAAGTGGGTTCCATGCCGCCGTCCATCCGCCGACCTGGTTGACGATTTCGGTCAGAGTCCCGGCGTAGGCGATGATCGCGTCAGCGACGCTGCTCTCGAACGCAACCAAGTTCCCCACCGTGCTGATCGACAGGTTCGCATTGACAACGAGCGCGAATGGTCGCGGAAGTCCGTCGGCGTCATCGTCTCCATCGACCTGCACCAGCCCGCCAGCGAGATCGGTTGCGGTCACGGGGTCTGAGCCTGCGTTGATCGCCACCGCGAGCCCGGCGCTGACATCATCCTCGTCATCCGTCGGCACGGTCGCGGTGAACGTGTAGGGGTTTCCATTGATCGTGATCGTATACACCTTGCCGTCTGTGACAGCTCCGACGAGCGCCGTGTTGCTCCGCACGGCGACCGCTGCATCGATCGTGGCCGAGTCGATGCTCTCGAACTGATCGCCGACGGTCACTGTTGCGACCTTCGAATCGGCCGCGATCACCGTTCCAACCGTGCCCTCGACGACAACGGTAACCTTGCTGGTGACGGCGGCATTCTTGGCCATGCCGATCAGGTCGCAGCAACCTTCGAGGCTGACCCCGTCGGCCGAGCTGGGGATCATGGCGTTGTAGACCGCCTCGGCGAGCTCCCACAGGTCGCTTGCTGGTTGTGCCAGCGTGCCGACCAGCTTGCCGAACACCGACGTGGTGGCGAGATTGATGTTGTTCCCGAAGGCCGACTTGAGCGCCGCCTCCAGGTCCTCCTTGATCTTGACGAGGCTCTTTCTGACAAACCCCGTCGCTGTGACACCGTACGTCGTCATGATGCGCCCCTACGGAAACACGTCGCTTGCTTCGATGACTCCCACCGAGCTGACCGCCTCGTAATCAACGGAGACCTTCCGCGTCGCCTTGTTGATGCTCATGGCGAACTCGGTTACCCGCTCGATCTGCGGGTCTGCCAAGATCTCGCGACGGAACAGAGCCTCGATCACCCGGCTCTTTGGGTTAGCGATGAACACGTCGCGATAGTACGGCATCCCGGCGTCTTCTTCCAGGAACCACTCGCCGAGAAACAGCCGTAGGGCGACCGCCTGGCGCTGCCGGACTGCGTCGACTCCCGCGACCAGCTTCAGATCGTAGTTCTCGACCGCTAGGTCGTGCCCATCGGTCGTCAGGTACAGGTCCATGTAGTCTGTGTCGTCGTCCACTTGCTCATCCTCGGTCGTCAGGAAAAACGCATAGCTGCGGTCCATCGTGTTGCCAGCTATGTCATCGGCATGCACGTCGACCAAGACAAGCGCGCCGAGCAGCACGGAGGGTGGAGTACATAGGAAGCTGTACCCGTCCGTTAGGGCCGTCACGACGACCATCCACCCGTTCTTCTGCAAGCTGTCGGCGTAGACCTGGAACCCGTTGACCTCGACCTCTACCGTCGACAGGTCAACCCCGGTCTCCTCGTCGTACACCTCAAAGTACATGCTACAGTCGGGGGATGCGGTTTCCCCCAATCCTGGCGATGTGTTGCGCAGCTTGGGGGGCAGGTCGTCAACAGTGTATCCCCAGAGGGCGTTCGCCCCCGACCCTAGGATGATGGTCGACCACGCGCCGCCCAGCCCAACCTTGCGTCGGAGCCCGGAGTCGTGCCCAACGAACACGTAATCCCCATCGCCCAGCACCGCCAGCATGGGGTAGCTGGCGCTGGCCCCACTCGCTTCCGTCGCAAGGTTGCCGAGGCTCGGGAAATCCCTGCGATTGACGTTGCAGCTCGTCGAGTACGTCCACAGGTAGCTCGCGGACAGTGCCAGCGACTGGCGCGCGAACACATTCGGATCATTGAAAGCCGTCGACCAACCGGCCTCCGGCGAGCCGACGCGCATGATGCCGTTGCCGTGGGAGAACCAGATCTCGAGTCCTCGCCCGGTGACGTTGGCAAACGCGCTGTCCTCGCCATCGCTCAGCGCCTGAAGCGTCGAGCCGTCCCACATCCAATAGCGCCAGCCTCCGGCAGATGTCGAGTCGCCGGCCACAAAGATCCGCCCGAGCGAGTCACGGTGCAGGGAGCAGTTGACCCCGTAGGATCCAGTCGTCCCGAGCACAGACCACGTCGCCCCGTCCCACTTCATCAGCAGCGCTGTGGAGCTCCCGGTGTACTTGTTGGCGACGCAGTAGACCTCGGTGTGCGAGACCCACAAGATCGCCCCGACTGTGCCATACGACGAGGCTGTTCCCGCGGCGGTCAGCGTGTGCAGTGTCCACGTAGATCCATCGTAGTGGTGTACCCATGGGTAGCCGAGCGAGTTATTCAGCCCAACCCACAGGTCATCAGAGCGGCCGCTGAAGCAGTACGGTCTGGTGTAGGTCCAGGGCCTGGGCCATGCGAGGTTGGTCCAGGCCCCAGTGACGGAGTCCCAACGCTTAATCGCAGTGTTGGAGCCGAAGAACAGGAGGTGGGTCATCATCAGAGTGACCCCTTGAGAGCGTCGAGCTTGGCGCGGATCGGAGCAATCGCGTTCCAGGCGATCTCGGTGAGGCAGCAGGGCGTTGTGTTTCCGTCCGGTGTGCCGGCGACGAGCTTCTTTCCGTCGCTCAGCTTCCACATGAGAACGTCGACAAGCTCGACGACGAGCCCGAGCAGCTCGGCAACGCCGCTAAACTGCTGGTTTGTCCCGTCGAACTCCTTGTAACCACCGACCCGCAGGGTGTTCCCAAGAGCGACGGTCCCGTCAGCAAGCAGCCGTAGCTCCGCCGTCCCCGCCGTATGATCGTCGATGGCGATGCTCACGTCGGACGAGCGGCTGACGCCAGACCCGCCCCGCCCCATTGGGATGCACAGGGCATCGGTGATGTCGTGGGTACGCGGGTCGGCGGGCTCGATGGCTTTGCTACCGCCGCCCGACTCCCACTCTTCGAGTGAGCGGTCGCCGAAGAGGATGATGCAGGGGTCACCGGAAGCGACCGGCCAGGTGATGCGAGCCGCCCCACAGCGCGGGAACAGGAGCGGGACCGCCGGGAGCACGGGGTCGGCATGATCGGCCCCTGCGCGGCGCACGGTGGGCTGTACGCTGGCCGTCTTGAGGTCGGCCGAGACGCTGGAGATCACCCCGGGGATGCACACCCGGATGTCCTCCCCCGCGGCTGCGATCGCGGCCTCCAGAAGCTGGGTGAGGTTGGGCTGGCCCGGAGTCATAGCAGCTTTGCCTCGACGTCCGTGGTCCAGTCCTGCCCATGGGTGTCGCCCTTGTGCTCACAGCTTTCGGCCTTGTACGCACCGGCCAGGAACTCGCTCTGAAGCAGGACGTACCCGCCGGGGCGAAGCGACGGGAGCAGCAGGGATTGGAACCGGGCCCCAGTCTTTCGCTTGACGGCGGCTGTCGACGCGGCCTTCCCCTTCTTGGGTTTGGAGTCCTCGAATCCGACGGAGTCGCGTCCGGTGACGGACGGTGAGCCGATCAGGCCCGTCGACTCGTTCAGTACGAACGCCAGCTCCGGCGACTGGACGGTGCCGTCGGGGTCCAAGATCTGGAGCGCACCATCCTGGATCGACCACTCGAAGCCCCAGGACCGGGCCAGGCGGTCGAGCGCCTGCTTCGCCGATGAGCTGAACGCCATCCTCCCGTTCAAGGCCCCGTCCAGGCCATCGGCCGACATCTTGCCCCGGGCTGTGTGCGGCATCGCTGCGAGGATGTCCGCGACCACGGTCCGCCGGCTTGTCCCTCTGCTGTAGGACAGACGAAACTCCGGCTCAACGAGGTCCTTTCCCCCATCCTTGCATTCCATCTCGGTGACGATCTCGGTGCCCTCACGACGGTGCTCGACCCGCTTGATGACCCCGACGAACAGCTGCTGCTCAAGCTCGTCATACCCGGCCCGGAGCTCGACGCCCTGGTCCCTGGTCCGGATTCGCCCCCGGCTCGCCGCTGCCATGTTGTAGACCTGGATCACGGCGGTGTTCGCCTCCGACGTGCTGGTCTGCTTCACGTCAAACACGATGCGCAGGCCGGAGATCTCGATCCCCTCCGAACCATCAAGCGGAGCGACGGTAAGATGGCAGCGCCTGTTGAACAGTTGCACGCCCACGTTACAGGTCCGCCTGTGGGATGTACGTGAGCCGGACGCGATCGCCGAGGTCGGACTGCTGGGAGATCTCGACACCGTTCCCGGTCGTGTCCACCGCGAGGAGCATCCCCGGTGGAAGATCGACCGAAGCGAACCGCTGCAGCAGCGGGTAGTCGACGACAACGGCAACCCCGGACACAAGCGCCGTTCCGTCGGCCAATGCAACGGACAGGAACCACCGCGCGTCGCGCGTGTTCCACCACAGGGTCATCCTGTAATCGGTGTCGTCGAGCGAAACGACCAGCGAGTGATTCGGCAGTTCTGCATGCACCTGGATCTCGACGATCGACATCACGCCACCTTCCTGTGCCTCGACGCGGCCCCTGCTGCAGCTGACGACGTCTTTGCGTCTGCCGTCTTCGTCGACGCCTTGCCCGTTGCCTGAGCTGCGGCCTTCTGAGACGAGTACTTCTCAATCTTGACGCTTCCCCCACCCCCAGCAGCCGCCTTCCTCTTATTACTCCGGCGCTTGAGCCGTGCGACTACATCGGGCGGCAGAGCGCCTGTCATCGACTCCACGATCACGATCTGCTCTAGGGTCGCAGAGAAGCGAAACCCGCCCTCGTCGGTGGATCTGGGGACCTCGAACGATTTGAGGATCATGTCTTCGTACACCTGGTACTCCGTCACGGCGGTAAGAAGGAGCCGTTTTTTCCATACCGTGTGGAGCGCGTCGAAAGCCGACTGTGTGCGCGATCCGCTGGCCGTCTCTTCGTTGTCGCCACGCAGGCGCAGGGTTGCGGGGATCTCCATGATCGGTGTGTCCGACACGAGCCCGTCTAGTGTTACCTCCTCGGGGTCAAGGTGTACGTGGTCCGTGATCTTCGCCCCAGACTCGACAGGGAACTCTGTCACCTGGGCGCTGAAGCGGTACGAGCTGCTCAGGCGCGCGTCTAGCGGAATCTCGGTGATCACGTCCTCCATCCCGGTGTAGAGCGGTTCGGTGACGATCAGACTGATCAGGGGAACGTTGTTCATCGGGTCACGTCTCCCAGTGCGTTGCGCATCGACCGGGTTGTTGCATCGCCGGCCGCACCAGCGACCCTCTGGGCGAGCGAGGCGGGGGTGCCAGGCGGGACATTGACCGTGATCTGCGCCGGTGCAACCGTTACCGCCTTGCTGCCATTCGGAGTACCAGGTGCTGTCGGACCTGACGTCAGCCCAGGCAGAACGCTCTTTGCCGCATCCGGGGACATTCCGAGCTTCCCGGCGAGCGCAGCGAGTCGCTTCTGGATGTTCTCCTGGGTCAGCTCCATCCGGCCCCCGCCCTCCACGCCGACCGACTTGATCCCCTTCGCAGCGAGGTCCTTGTACATCTGCGCCTGTTCAACGAGACGCTTGTACCCCTCGGTCTGCTGGTAGACCAACAGCTTGGCCTTCGACGCGGCGCGGAGCGGGCCCATCATCGCCTCTGCCCACTTTTCTGACGCCCCGGTCCACTCGTCTATCTTAGTCCCGATGTCCCACCCGACCTTGAACGCCATCGCTGCCGCGCCCACCTTGGCCAAAAGCCCCCCGATGCCTCCGGTTGCTGTTGACGCAGCTCCACCAGCCGCATTGATCCCGGACGCTGCCGCCTGCCCAGCGCCGAGGACTCCTTTCAGGGCTCCGACGATCCCCCACAGGTTCTTCGCCATCGACGCTATGCCGAACAGGATTCGGCCCCCGACGAACACGGAGACCACGGCCACGACGACCTTCCAGTTCACGACGAGCCACGCCACGACCTTGGCGATGACCTTCAGCACAGAGACCATGCCCTCCAGGGCTTCGCCGACCTTCTGCTTGATCAGCTCCTCGTTCGCGTCGATCCACTTCGTTGCCATCGCGATCCATTGGCCAACGACGGGTAGCAGCTTCATGCCGATCTTGACGGTCACCTCCTCGATGCGGGCCTTCAGCCGCTTGACCATGTTGGCAAAGCTTCCGGCAGTCTGTGTTACATTGCCATGCGCGTCACCAGAGCGCTGAAGTAGGAGATAGTACCTGCCCAGCATCTTCTGCTGCTGCATCCCCATCTTGCTGAAGCCGGCCATCGAGCCTGACAGCTCTTTAATCTTGGCCTTCAGATCCTCTTCGGTATACGCAAGGCCCAGCCCCTTGACAGCCTCCGAGTTTCCGACGAGGGCGCTGGTGAATGCGTGGATCACCTCGGGCTCGCTCCTGTCCTTGAACGACGCCACGTCCATGCCAAGCTCAACCAGGTTTTTTGACAGCTCTGCAGCGGTCTCGCGACTGAACCCGAGAGGGACAAACGTGTCCTGCAGGTTTGCGGCGAACTCGCGGATCTTGTAGCTGTTGCGCCCCATCGACTTCGCGAGATCGTCGGACCATGCTCGCGTGGTTCCAGCCATGTCCTTGAATACCGCCTGGAACATGTCCTCCGACTCTCCCGCACTGGAAGCAAGCTTGACCGCCGCTGCGGCAAACCCTGCAGCCCCGACGGCTGTGTACTTCGCGATGCTCGTGAACGCCCCGATGATCTTGCTGTCGACGTTCCCGATGCGAGTCTTGAGCCCTGCGACTGCCGCATCGAGCTTGGCGATCGGCGTCGTGTCTGTTTTGAACGCGTAGCGGGTGATCAACTCGCGAATGGTGAGTGACCCGGCCATGGGCTACTCCTCGCCTCCAGAGGCGTACTCTTGAAGGGTGAGGGCAAGGTTGGCGCGGATCAGGTCATCGAGAGACCACGAGCTGTCCAGCTCGGTCAGCGTTGAAATGCGCGATAGGACCAACCTCCACACCAGCCATTCCTCCGAGATGTCTGACCCGTTGGCCCCGCCGAGCACCACACGGGGGTCTACTGCTTTCCTGTCTCGTCGGCGTTGACCTGCGATGCCCCCGCCGCGAGAAACCCGCTCAAAGGGATCTTGAAATTCGCCTCCACGACGAACCACAGCACCTTGAACAGCGTCAGGTATCGCCCCTGAAACAGCAGGTCGAACTGGCCCGCAGCGTCCCTCAGCTTCCCGCCCTCGTCGATCACAGTGGTGTTCGCGAGCAACCGCTTGGCGAGGGTCAGCACCTGCTCTTCGTCGAGCCGGCCGGTCAGAGACTCCAACGCGTCCCCGAGAACCCCCACCCCCGCGTCAAGCCCGTCCCCGCGCAAGGCTGCAACGGCCTTGCCCACCGGCCCCCCGAGCAGCTTCGCGAGACCGACGAACAGGCGCAGCCCAACTGTTGCCGGGAACTCGTTCGTTTTCCAGGTCTGCCCGTCGATCTCGCGCTCGTGGTCATGTCTCATGGGTCACCTACGCCGACGGCCATTCCTGGATGACGGTCGCCAGGTCGATCGCCCACTCCCGGTTGGCCTGCTCGTCGCCGTACTCCTGGTTCGGCACCTTCTTGATCCAGCCCTCGGACGCGAAAAGCTTGTTGCCGAGGTTGTCGGAGATGAGCACGTCGAACACAGCGTCATGGCTCGCCTCGTCCTGGTTGGCGTAGGCTCCCAGAACAAGGTTTGAACTCGCCGTCTGCTTGAGCGTCAGGGTCAGCGTCCCGCTTCGGTTCGCGTTCGCCGTCCGGCTCACCTCCCCGTCCGCGCCGACGTGCTTCGTGTAGGCGTCGGTCTCGCGCTCGACGGAGATGAATGTCCCATCGGCGTACCCGCCGATCACGTTTCCGCCGATGGACACGGCCACCTCGGCGGGGATGTAGGTCTGCGTTGCCATGTTGCTCTCTCCTGTGGTTACACGGTCACGACGCCAGAGATCTCGATCTCGTGGATTGCCCCGGCCAGGACTGCGACGAACTCCAGGGCGGGTAGGGTGCGAGCGGCCTTGTTCACGGCCGAGACGTTGGCCGCGAGCGGGGACGTGATCGACGTGATCGACGCGATGAAGTTGTACGGGTTGCCGATCCTGTCCTCCAGGGACTTCCGGACCAGTGCCTCGATCGACGCGATCCCCTTGTCGGTGAAGGGGATCTTGTCCTGGTTGACCAGCCGGGCGTAGATGTTCTCCTGCATCTCGGCGCGCAACGAGTCGATGCCGCGCGTGATGTCGATGTACTCGTTCCCGCCCGTCGTCCCCATCTGCGTGATCGAGACGCCCGCGACGGTCTCGTACACGTTGGCGTACTTCGCCAGCGCGTTGGTTCGTTGTGTCGCCGTGAGGCTGTCGGCGGTGATCCCCGTCAGGGTCTTGAACGCCCAGGTGATGCTTCCGGCGTTCTTCGGCAGACAGCGCCCCAGCCACGCTGCGTCCGGGTAGCTCGACGCAGCCAGCGCGTTGTAGATCACCGCCGATCGGACGTAGCTCGCCGCCGCGATCGAATGGGCGATGCTCGTCGCATCAGCGCCCGCCGTCTGATTGACGATGTTGGCGTCCGCCGACGCGATGATCATCAGCTTGTCGTTGGACTCGACCCAGGCGGCTGCGAGGAGCTGCTGGGCGGCGGTTCTGGAGACTGGAGCGATGGCATACCAGTCGTTGTCGTCGAGCACGATCGCAGCCAGCGCCGTGTCAAGGTCCTCGATGGTTCCTGCAGGGTCTCCGATCGTCATCAGCGTTGCACCCTCGGCGAGGGTGATCACCATCGGAGTTGCCCCATCGAGCACGATCCTGACATCGTTTCCAACGTTACTCGCCGTGACAAACGCTGCCTCGGCCCCGGCGTTGATCAGCGCCACGAGCCCGTCGGCGATCTCGGTTTGGGTCGCCGTTCCATCGGCCGTGTACTTGTGGGCAGTTCCCGCCGTTCCGCACTTGATCGTGATCCCGTACTCGGCGAGGTCGGTCACGGTGTCGATGGAGACCGTGATCTGGTCGGACTGCACTCGACCCACAGCGACCTTGGTTGGGCACGGCGACTGCGCGAAATACGCCTGAACGGCGAGGTAGATCGCGTCGGTCGACAGATACCCGTCGGCCAGCATCGCAGTCGACCAACTGCTCTTCGTGTACCAGTCGACGCGGTTCTGCGTCTTGCAGTGCACGCCAAGGATCAGCCCGTAGCCGAACCCGAGGCGCGTCACCGACGTTGTTTCGCGGCTGATGGTGACGTTGATCAGATCATTCAGGGACATGAAGCCCTCCTAACTCTTGTCTGCCGCGAACGGCACGACGATGTCGTCATGCGGCGGGTTCCTGAAAGTACCCTCGCCGATGATGTGTTCGATGAGCCCAACGTTGTCGGTGTACGTGTCGGTGAACGCGAGGGTCGCGTCGAACTGTGCCCGCTCCTCGCTTCTCGTTTCGAGGAGCCCGGTCAAGTCCTTCACCTCGGGGACCCCGGCCCCTCTCGGGCCGCAACCCGCCGCGATGAGCTGCGCCCGCGTGGTCTCGGTTGCCAGTGCCTGCGCGGACGACCGGGCCAGGTCCACAGCGCCAGTCCCGAATGCCTGAACGCTGACCGAGACCTCCCTGTCGCCGTAGATCGTCTGCACGCCGAGGGAGCTGATCGCCCGTGGGTCCTCCATGCCGACGGACCTTGGGCCCATAACTTGCACCGTCATGTACGGCGGAGCCGGTCGCGGGCCATCCTGGTTGGCAAAGATCACCTTCCCTGTGGCGAGCCCAGACGATGCGAGAACCCACGCCCGCGCAGCGGCCTCGATGGTCGCCTTGGTGATCATCGCTCAACCCTCGTCGCAAGGACGTGGCAGTGGGCAAGCCCGAGGTCCCACTGATTGACCTTCTGCACCTCCCACTGCTCTCCAGCCCAGACAATCCGGTCAGGCGGGGTCGCCGTACCCTCATTGGCGGTGTACAGGGCCGTGTTGGTCCAAACGGCGATGGTTGCCCTCGTCCGGTCGCCCTCTGGGAGCTGTAGAAGCTCGTTCGGTGTCGCCGGCTGGGCGCTTCCGACGAGGTCGATCGTGGATTCCGCGCCCGGAACCCACTTCCCAGACGTGTAGACTCCTGCGGCGGACCGCAGGGCCGTCATGCCGGTGAACATGCCCGGGGGGGTCTGCATCAGTCGGATACCTTCCGGCCAGCGAGGGTCACCCGGCCACGGATGCCCGCCCGCAGAGCCCCGGTGTCGATCAGCGGATTGGTCTTTCCGCCCTTGGCCCTGATCGTCGAGGCAGCGAGCGGTGGCTCGCGGACCTGCGTCAAGGTCCGTCGAGCATCCGACGCCACCTTCTCGGCGAATGCGGTCAGAGCGGAGACGACATCTGTCGCGCCGGTCAAGATCTTACTGAACGCGGCGTCGAGCATCTTGGCGTAGCGCACATGGTGCTCGTCGTGATTCCTGCGCAGCCATGACCGCTCAGGGATGCGTCCGTCGCGCGTCCCGAACTCATGCACTGCTCCAATTTCGGCGAGAGATAGCTCAGTCCCCTCGTGGCCCTCCCCCTCGAACAGGCCCACGTCGGCGTACGCGTGGCGAGCCTGGGACAAATGGATCAGGAGTGCCTTCCGGCCGAGGTCCTTGTCCGTCGTGCGACCCACGATCAGTCCTTCCCCGTCAGGCTGTACTTGCTTCCTGGATTATCAGTCAGCCCCCGATGGAACGCTGGTGGGTCGCGATCGGTGTCGCTCTCGACGCTCTCCTTGTCGCTGATGGAGATGCCGCCGGCATAGGCAGCGACGGGGCCGTCATCCTGGATGTCGGACAGCAGAGCGCGGTATTGACTGGCCCGCTGGGAGTACGTGATCGAGATCTGGCCGGTCGTCTGGTCGACGAGTCGGACGTACTTGGCAATCAGTTTTCGGATGGCGCTGCAGCTGGCAGCCACGACGCTGCCAGCTACAGTCAGGAGGTATGCAATCTCTTCGTTGGTCAGTTGCTGGTCGTTGGTGTCCGTGTCGCCGATAGCGAAACGCACAGCGTCTCGGTCACTCGCCCCGGGATTCCCGCTGTACGTCCAAGTCATCGACGAGCCTCACCATGACAGCAGCTTACGCAACGCAGGTCTCGAGGAACGCGCCGCAGTCGCTTGCGACGACCTTCATGTCGTACGCCATCTCGTTCTCGACGCGAGTCGCGTTCCTCAAAGGCACCGGGATCGTCTTGGTCCGCAACCCCTCGTTGCCAGCGCCGAGCAGGCCGGCCCAGCTGAACACGTAGCCAGCCGAGGGGGCCATCAGCGCGGGGTTGGGCTGCTTGAAGGCCAGAAGGCAGTGCTTCCCGAAGATTCGAGCGAGCGACGCCGTCTGCCCCTTCACCGACGAGTTGTAGATCCCGCCGGGGACGATCACCTTGTCCACGCCGAACAGGGCCGCGAGCAGCTCGGGGGTGACCACGTCGCGCTGGGTGTACTTGATCCGGTCGATGATGTCGGCGTGGTTCTTGACAACGTTGAACACCGCCTTTCCCATGACCATGATGTTGGATTCCTCACCACAGCTCGCCGCCATTGCCTCTTTGGCGTTATCGACATCGACGAGTGGGTGGCTGTCCGCCACGTCCCACCGTTTGAACTCGTTCACACCTGGGGCACCTGCCACGCCGTCCCAATCCGTGTCCCACACGCCGGGCACGAAGTAGCTCGCCGCGAAGAGCAGATCGCGCTTGATCAGCAGCTTCTGCGTCAGGATGCGGGCCGCGTCGCGCATCGGGCTGAGCGGGGCGTCGGCGTTGGACACCTGGTCCTCGTCCACGTCGATGTGCAGCGCGTACTTGTCGCAGCTGTACGTCGGCGTGTTGTCGATGTCGTAGTCCACGCCCGCCGACTCGGTCGCCGGGGCTCGACGCTCGGCCTCGGTTCGGAGCAGGTCTCCCTTGTCGTATGTGAAATACCGGTCGGACTGCTTCTGGACAGGCACCAGCGGGAACACCTGTGCTGTAACGAATTTGTCTAGCTTCTGCAGGTGGGCCACCGAAATATTGGTGAGCGGTGCGTTGACGTGCATGTCACCGGGGCTTGGCATCTTCGTATCTCCTTCTGCCCCCGCTCTCCGGCGGGGCTTCGATCAAGCCCCCGAGGGGGCAGCCTGGCTACAGGTCCTCGACCAAGATCTCGCCCGAGACGTCGGCCGTCGTGGCGCCCGTGTCGGCGAGCGTAAGGTCGGTGTCGAAATTCGCCTTGAGCGACGCTGCCAGGGGCGCCGGGGTCTTATTCTCGCCGTGCACCGCAGCCCCCGTGATCGTGGCGATGTAGGTATTCGTGGCGTCGGTCAGCGTTGCCGTGAGCACCGACGCTCCAGCCGGGGCCACGCCCGCGTCGATCATCATGCTCAGCGGGATGTACTTCCGCTTGAACTCGCGATCGGTGAAGGCCGTGGTTCCGTCGAGGGTCGCGCCGGCGGCGCTGAAGCTGATCACATGCTGGCGGTCGGTCCGCTGGCCAACGATCGGCAGGGGCTTGATCCTGACCGTCGGCTCTGTGGCGCTCGCGATGGACTCGATGATGCCCACCAGGACGTTGCCTGGGGTTGTGGTGATGGTGGTAGCGTTGGTGACCCAACACTCCTTGCCCACGTCGGTGTCGACCAGCCCGGCCCCCGTCAGCTCGACCAGCCCGATTCGACGAATGAGGGCGACCTCGGCTCCGTCGGCACCGCCCGAGTTGTCCACCGTCTCCAGGGCGAAGCCCCAGAAGCTGACGGCGGTCGCGTCCGCGGCGTCGACGAGATACCCGTCGGCGTCGAGACACACCATGTGGTCGACCGTGATGGTCTTGGCAGCGGCGATTCCCACGGACACGGCCGAGACGTCGGCCGAGTAGGATGCCTGCTGCGGAACCATCAGCGCGGCGAACTCACGGCCGGCAGCTCCTGCGGCCTCCAGTGCGATGGCGAAGATGTAGGTGCCTACCGTCGCGGTCACGGCACGACCAGAGGCGTCGGACGACAGGGCCGCACCGGCCGCGACCACGCCACCAGCCACGACAGGGCAGACCACGCCGACCGACACCTTGCACGGCTCACCGCTCGCCGGATCGTTCATCAACACGCCGGCCACGCACTCGCCGGCTCCACACAGATTGGCGGTGTTCGCCGCCGTTACCTTGACCAAGTAGTGCTTCTTGGTCGACAGATCGGCTGCCGCGACGAGGCTGCCGAAGGCCATTTCCTGCTCGATTCTCGCTCCCATGATCAGCTCCTGTCACGGCGCTCATCGCGCCCACGGGGTTTGATGTCAGGCGCTCATCGCGCGCATGTACTCGTCGTACAGACCCGGGTTCAGCTCCAGCGCCTAGGTCATCGCCTGCTCTGGGGTCATCTCCGTCGCGGACTTCTCGGTCAGAGACTTCGCCGCAGCGGCGATCTTGGACAACGCTGCCCGTGGCCCCACGGGCAGTCGCCCGCTCCCGCCCAGGTCATGCATCAGGTCGCTCTTTGCCACGAGCTCGTCTACTGACCTCAGGAGGGTGAGCAGGGTCTCGCCCGCCTTGGCGTCGGACTTCTGCACCATGCGGATCAGCCCGGCGAGCTCGTCGGTGGCGAGGGGCACATGGGACAGCTCCAGCTGGGCCTTGGTGAAGGTCTCGCGCAGGGCCATGTCCTCCCGGTCCGCGTCGATCGACTTCTGCAGCTTCTCCAGCTCGGCCCGATTGGCATCGGCGGTCTTCTGCAGCTCCGTCCACTGGGCCTTCAGCTCGGGGGTCAGCCCCTCGACCTGCTTGACCACCGGGGTCACGCCGGCCAGCTCGGCCAGGGCATTGACCGCATCGTTGACCAGAGGGGTCGGAGCCTGGAGGCTCGCGACGGCCGACTTCACGATCTCGATGAGGGAGGTTCGCTTGGCCTCGGCGTCCTCGAGCGCCTTCTGCACCTTGGCGGTCTCGTCCGGCTTCCCGCCGAACCCGAGCACGTCGGCCAGGGCTTTCGACGCCTTGGAGAACATCTCCTCTGACATGCCGCCCTTGGACTTGCCCAGCGCCTCGATCGCCGACTTCACGAACTTCTGAACCTCGGCGGGCAGTGCGGACTTTTCGAGGTACTCGCTCAGCTGCTGCTCGGTGACCATCGTTTCCTCCGTCGATGTTTGACTCTTGGACTTCTGGAACAATTTGCGCTTACGGTTCGCGGGATGCCTGACCGCAGACAGTTCCAGGACGTTTACGTTTTCGAGCCAGGTTGCCATGCTGTACCAATATCAAGACTTACAGGCGTTTAACTGTCAATTAAACAATCGGCGCAAAACTGCGCATGATTGCGAAACTACAGCCGATTTTTTTCGTTTTTTTTCCGACAGCCTACGGGATGACCAGCATGATCCCGCGTGGCGACGAGACGGTCCTGAGCACGGCTCGAAGTATGGTGTCGTCGCGGAATTGCCGTGGACCACGGTCTCCCACGACTATCACATGCCCGTCGGGCAGCGACTCGCGCATTGCCCTGGCGCGGGTCAAGTGTTGAATCATACCCGCCGGGGCCAGCTCATCGACCAGCTCTGACACCCCAGCCCGTCCACCCTTGTCGGCCATCTCTTTTGCGTCCGCCGCGGACGCCTCGGTCCACTGGATCCGTCGCTGCGTCCCGCTCCCCGTGCACCTCGGGCGCAACAGTCCTTCACGGACCCACTTGAGCAACGTCGGGACCTGGACCCCGGCACGTTCTGCGACATCTCGCGTCGTGAGCTGGTCGACGGTCTTTTCGGTCTGGACTGTCATCGTTCCATCCTTGAAGCGTAGCCGCCCCATGAAATCCCATGTTCCTCGGCGCTGAGCATGTTCCACAGGTCCGTGTCTTCGTAGTGGACACCGACGATAGAGCTTCCCTCTTTGATCGGCCCGTCGGGAGGCAGAACGCCGTGGAACTGGGTCAGGGTCATTGGAGCGATGAACCCTTCGACGATCACGGCCCGCCCGGTGATCGGCTTCTGGTGCTCCAGCTTCAGCTCGCGGCTGTTCGCCATGTACCCGTGCAGTGCATCCTCGATCTGCTCTGGAGACATGCTGTGCCCATGGGCGTCGGACACGCCGGGCTCGCTTACCAGGTAGTAGATGATCTGCTTCGCCGGGGAGCTGCACGCGACCTTTATCGCCGATGGCGCGGCGTCGGCCATGTGCTCGGCGTTGTCCCACGGGGACAGAGCGCCGGGGATCTCCCCCTGCAGGGGGACATCAGCCACAACACCATCGCCAACGACGATGGCGATCGACTCGGCGGGCCACCCGGGGATGTCGTCGATCAACTCCGGGTTCGGGACCATCGGGGATGTACCCAGGGTCAGGTGCGGTGTCCAGCCGTGTTCGTCGGGGAGCCGGATGATCTGACCGACGGCTCGCTCCAGATCAGCTTGGAGCTGCGACAACCCGACCGCCGAAGCCACCGCGTAGATCGTTGAACGGTCGTGCTTCGGGAACCCACCGACCCCCGACAGCTCCATCCTTAGCGTTCGGTGCTCAGCGCACACCATGGTCACGACGGTTTCAATAGCGGCGATCGCTGACTGGCTCAGCGTCGAAGCTTCGCCGAGGAAAAGCAGCGTGACGTGCAGCTTCTCCGGGGCGTCGGACTGGAGCAGCCCGGCCTTCTGCAGCTCAACGCGGATCGGTTGCGGGACCATCACGGCGAGCATGGCCCCGTTGTGTGCGTCGCTCTTGGCCATCCATACTGGCGGCTGGAACTCGCCAGAAGTCTGCTGGATGCAGCCCGAGCGCACGAGGGCAAGATCGTACAGGGCTGTGCTTTCCACGTCGGGCCCCGCGTCCCTGTCAAGCGTCACGTTGACCCCGACGCTGTTCATGATGTTGAACAGGTCGAACGAGTCTATGACCGGCTCCTCGATGCGCTTGAACACCCCGAGCGGCGGTATTCCGGGGGCAATGCCCACGACATCAGTCTCGACCATGACGACCGCCGGGAGTTCCTCCAGCCGCTTGGCCAGCGTGCTTCTCGACCGAATTGACTCGGCGAAAGGGCCGGGGACTTCGATTCCCCGGTCCCCCAGCGCCTGCAGGACATGGCTCGCCGCCCGCTCGAACGGGGCAAGGTCCTGCTTCTTGCGCCGCGCTCGGCCGTGCCACTGGGCGACCTTTGCCCACAGGGACTTCAGCTCGTCATCCGTCGCGGAGCGCAGCATGGTAGGTCGCAGCTCACGAAGCGCCAGGGCCTCGAGGTTCGACAGCTCCGCGCTGCGCCATGCCGCGTGGCCACCCGACACCGGGAGAGCAGCGCGGTGGAGCTGATTCCACACGCTGTAAGGAAGCTGGTCCTTCACAACTTGGAGGATCGCTTGGAGGTACTCGATTGTCGGCATGCTTGCCCCTTCTCTGGTTTGGTCTGCGCCAGCTCACATCAGTACGCGTCGCACATCTCGTCATCGTCGAACACATCGCAGCCGCACACCTCGCAACTTCCCGTGGGGACTGGAAGGGCATCGTCCGAGCAGGTAGTCGTTGTCCGGCCCATCATGCCAGCCCCACAACGCATCGGCACCCAATGTGCGCCGGAGGATGCCCGACAAGCCCGCCGTCGCCGGTCTCGAACGCCTCGTCGAGCTTGCGTAGCTGGCCATCCATTGGGCCACAAATAAGGCAGACGCCCTCGTCGTCCGAGGTGTCCCAGCGCTTGAGCTGGTCAGCGTCGAGCGCGCCTCTCTCCTGCAGCTGGTCCCACAGTTCTGCACGGCCATGGGACACGGCGACCATGGACTCGTGCTGCGCGATCAGGTTCGCCCGTTGTTTGAGCAGCCTTCCGGCGTAGCCGTCCACGATCTCCTGGGCCCGGGCGACAGGAACTCCCGCGTCGGAAAGGGCAGCTCTCCGACGGATGACTGCGTTCGCCTGCCGCTCGTTCAGCCCGATCACCTTCTGGATGTCCTTCGCAATCTGAGCCGGGTGCCGACCACTTAGAACTCCGTCGCTCAAGACCGCCCTGACCGCGTTGCGCGATCCGTCGGTCACGTTGGTAATCAACTCGCCGGTATGCTGGTCGAGCCACCTGGCGATCTTGGGTCGCTCCAGGTCGATCGACACCTTGGACTTCAAGTCAGCCGCCGCTGACCGGGCCCCGGCTGCAATGCCGTACTTCAGCTCCCCTGCGAGGTTCGCCGTGATGTCCGCCACGCGGTCGACCCGACTCGCGATCAAGACCCCCTGCACGTCCCCAACGGCAGCATCGCGGGCGAGGGGCGCGAGCTTGACCCGTCCCTGCAGTTCCCGGAGCGCCTGCAACAGTGGACCGCCGAAACGTCGCTGAAGCTGCATCGCAAGACTGAACGTCCTGGGCTGGACGACAGTCCGGCGCACGGCCTTCTCGACGAAAACGAAGCCCATCACTCCTCGACCGGTGGCAGCGATGCCGCGCGACGAAGGTACCGCTCCAGCCTCTCGTCGGGCAGGGTTAAAGCCCCCGCGCTCCCGAGCTTGCTGATGTACTCGCCGAGTTCTGCGAGGTCCGGGGTCTCGATGTCTCCATGGGTGACACGCGGGATCGGGCCCGTCCATCCGTTGACGGCGAACAGCCGCACGACGGCTTGCTCGTTGACGGTCTCTGCAATGGAGTCGAGCCAGGCCCCGAGCGCCGTGGCAAACAGGGCCGTCTTCGACGAATTCAAAGCGAAGCTGCCTACCTTGTCGTGCCCCAGCAAGATGAAGTCGGCGAGGCACGTCCCGGCGATTCGCACATCGTACCGCTGGATCGCTGCGCTCGCGTCGATCGACTTCTGCCCGCCTGACGACAGGAGCCGCAGGGCGTACTTCTCGTGGCCGTCCGCATCGTACGCCCGAGGGAACACCACGCCCATCTGCTCATCGACCTTGATGCCACGGACGATCGCCTTGATGGTCTCCAGGAGGGCGACCTGATTCGGGTTGGCGTCGGCTGACAGCAGCTCCGGCGGGACCTCGGCGACAGGGAGCCCGGCCATGTCCCGCTCGATGCCGATCGCTTCGATTTCCTCCAGCCGCTTCTTGAAGTACCAGGGCCTGAAGGCGTTGCGCAGGATGCTTCGCCCCTCCGGCGACCCACGCCGGCCCGTCGTACGGAAGTGGATCAGTTTCCAGGCCGGGATCGTGATGGTCCTGAAGGTCGTCGGGTGAATCTGGACCATGGCCTCGACATCCTCGAACTCGCCAAGGTCCCAGTGGTCGAGCGTGTCCTGTGCCCTCGGCGGGAGACGCTTCCAGCCGACTCGGCCGTCGTCGAACTTCGACGGGGAGTCCGCGCCCTGACCGCGACGGAGCTTGTACACCGTCTCGTGAACGCTCCATCCGTAGCTGAGCATGGTCAACGCCTCGGCGACGAACTCCGTCCATGGACGGTCCATGTCCGACATGCAGCCTTTGAGGAACTTGGCGTTGTCGAGGTCGACCTGGTCCTGCGATGCTGGCTCGACGTCCCAGCTGACCTGGCGAATCAGCATCTCGATCGCGAACAGCACGGCTCCGATCGTCGGGTCCATGTCCGACATCTCGCGAAACGTGCGAATGCCTCGATCACCCTGAAGCGCGGCGAGCCACTCTTCCTGCAGGATACCGCCGGCATGCCTGAGACCAGTCGAGCCCATCTCCGTGGTCAGTGCTCCACGACGTGGGCGCTCCATCTGCTTCTCGAGCGGCGAGGTCGGGAGCTCGATGGGTGCGAGGTAGCTTGGCTGCTTCGGCTGGTTGAGCCCGAGTGCTCGGGCGGCGATCTCTCTCAGGCCCATGGCCACATCCTCCACTCTCTTGACCGGCGGGTCAAGCCCCAGTCCAGCGGCTGCGCTGACGCATCGCTGGCAGAACCATGTCCGGCTCAGTTCGTGCGTCGACGATCAACTCTGTGAACGCCCAGACAAGGCTGTCGAGACGGTCTGGACTCGGCGCGCCAGCCCGCGGGTCCCACGTTGTAAGCTGGTCCTCCAGGTGGGGAAAGACGCCGACATGGTGAATCTTACCCTGTTCGTACAGCGCGGCGACGGGCTCGGCGCGGGTCGCCTTTCCACGGCTGGCGTGCACCGAGCGATAGGACACGGACGGATCGGCGGTACGGATGTTCGACTCGACGAGGTCGCCACCGTTGTTGGCCTCGCCGACGACCCGGTCGGCCATGGCCTTGCGATACAGGGCAATGGTCTCCTTCGCCCACGCTGCTGGTGTGTATCGGCCGCTGCTGTCGCCGAGCACGAACCCATGGCGTGCAGGTCGCCCCTTGCACGAGCACATCCCTACGCCCGCGACGATGATCCCCGTTTCGTTGCTGGACGGCTTCGACGTGGTGGCCGGGTCAACGGCAACGACGACACGGTCGAGGTCTGGGGCAGAAACGAGGCGGTCGGTTTCGATCTGGCCCAGCTTCCACAGCGCGCCAGGATGGTCATCGAGAACCTCTGCCCAAATCTCCTGTCGGCCTAGGCGCGTGCCCTCGTACTTGTCTATGACCGCCGCAAAGAAGTCCGGCGCGAGGTTCTCGCGGTTGTCATACGTAGACCCGCTCGTTACGACGGTGCGATGGTCGGCAATCAGGTCTTTGAGCACTTGCACCGGACGCGGGGTTGTCGTGATGCAGGCCCGTGGTCGACGACCGAGTCGAAGCCCGAACATCAGCATGTCCCACGCATCTTTAAGCTTGGACCACGCTGCGATTTCGTCGACCCACAGGCAGTGGTGCTGAGGGCCGCGCAGCCTGTCCGGCTCATCGGCGCTATAGAGCGTTGCGACGGTCCCGTTTGGCCAGGTCAGGGTTCGCTTCGACGCTTCGTAGAGCGGCCGAAAGTCAGGTGGGCTGATCGCGAGGATGCCCGACGCGCCCTCGGTCGACTCTCGGCCAGCGGAGAGCATGATTTTTTTGCAGTCGTCGGCGGTCGGAGCGACGAGCCCGAGGTGTAACCCCGGCATATCCTTCGCCGTCTCGATGACCCACTCCGCACCAGAGCGAGACTTCCCAAACCCTCTCCCGGCGCACAAAACCCAAAATGTCCAGTCGTCGCGGGAGATTGAAGCGCCTGGGGTGCCCGGCGCCAGCTGCTCGGGGCGGGCCCAGAAGTGCCGCCAGCTACTCCCCAGGGCTTGCAACTCCGTCGGGGTCAGAGTCCTCAGGATCGACGTCCGCTCCTCGCTCGACAGTCCGCTGAGCGAGGAGGCGAGAGAGCTTGTCGGCTGCATCCCGTGCTACCTCCTCCAATGAGACCCGTGCATCGAGCGTCCCGGAGATCGCGATCTCCTGTCTCGGTGCCGGTCTGGCGTATTCCTCAGGGAACCGTCGCTCGAGGAGCCATGCAGCTGCCATCCACCTCGCCGGATCTTCAGCCGCTTTCCGCAGGCGCGCCAGGAGCACCGCCATCCCAGCAACCTCGGCGGCTTTTACCGCTTCGTAGAATTCGGTATGTTCTCGCCGGGTTATGTACCGTGGGTGTCCCTCTCGTGCTATCTGCATCCACAGGTAGTACGTGCTCACGTCGATACCAGCGTACTGGCATGCGTGCTTGATGGTCATCCCGAGCCTGATCGCCTCACACATCCGCTCCTGGACTTTCGCTGGATTGACTTTTCTACGTGGTGGCATCCCACCACTGTGAGCACGTTGCCGTACCGTTGTCAAGTATGTAGCAGCTTACGACGTGGGTGGTGGTAGGTGGTGACCCCATGATGATCTAGTAGCACCCTGGCAGTACCACTGGCTAACGACGAGATGGGTATACCACCGTACCATGTGGTAGCACCATGATCTGAAGATGATGCTGGTGAGCTGGTAGTACCTCTGTGCTGGTGAGCTGGTAGTACCTCTGTGCTGGTGAG